TTGATGTGAGCACCGAGTCGATAGTCGTTGTTGGAATCTGCCACAGTATCGGTCTCCTTGGAGGACCCCAGCAGGGTGAGGATTACCTTGTGAGACAGGACTCAGACTGGCACATCAGGCAGGGAAAACTTTACAAGTTTGGTGAGAATGTCACAAAGATGCCTGTAGCTCACCGGAGCCTGTACCTGACTCAACACTTTGGAATTAGACTCTCCCATGATGAGTGGCAGGCGATCGCACTGTCCGGTGGGCAGTCTCGAGAGGAGAATCGATTCTACGTTGGAAGTGAGTGCACACTTTCCGTACTTCTGATGCAGGCCCGACAGTGGGTCTTTGGCGACAGTAATAGTTAATCTCATGGATGAGAAGCTTCTAAGAAAACTGGTTTCAGAAATGGTTATTGAGGCCATGGATGAACTTGATGAAGAGGAAGAGCTTGACGAGTTCTCTGGTGTTGGTGCAATAGCAGGATACACCCTTCCTCTTGGCATGAAGCCAAAGGTGAAGAAGAACAAGAAATTGGGTGAGGCCGCCGTGATAGCGGGAGGTGTGATGCCTGCTGACTCTTCATCTGTTGGCGGTTTCGATGATCATCTTCCTAAAAAGAACAATAACAAGCGTATCAATTTCAGGTCTCCTGAGCAGGCGATAGATGACTATGAGACTTCCGTGGAGAAGCTTGCAAGATCCTTTGGAGGGTCTGATTCTCCATTCGGAAAGCGAGGATCCGGCTCTCATAAGAGGGTCGTTCAATTTCTGACTCCGAAGTACTGAACAACTTACAAACAATTACTACAATCTTGTTGCGGGTGGTTCCGCAATAAGGTGATGGACGGGGGCGACGCCGTTCCTCACTACTTCAACAACAAAAGGACAAAAATAATCATGGCAATCGATTTTGACGCAATCCGCAAGAAGCTTGGCCAGCTCTCCGGCCAGAACAAGAAGTCCACCATCATGTGGCGTCCCGAGGAAGGAAAGGACTACAATGTCCGCCTCATCGCGATGCCCAACAACGACGGCCAGCCCTTCAAGGATCGCTGGTACTACTACGGAATCGGTGGTGACAAGGCTGCCGCAATCCTGGCCCCATACCAGTTCGGCAAGCGTGATCCAATCCAGGAGCTGATCAACAAGCTCCGCGAGGACAATTCGGATGCCAGCCGTGAGCTTGCCAAGAAGCTCTACCCGAAGATGCGCACCTACGCTGCTGTTGTGGTCCGTGGTGAGGAGGACAAGGGAGTTCGCCTCTGGGCCTTCGGCAAGATGATCTATCAGGACCTCCTGAAGCTCATGCTTGATGAAGACTACGGTGACATCACCGATCCCCTCGAGGGCCGTGACGTCAAGGTGTCTGTGACCAAGTTGCCCGGCAAGCAGTACGCTGACACCAAGGTCACTCCACGTGGAACCACCTCTCCCCTTGCAAAGGACAAGGATCAGATCAAGACCTGGCTCTCCTCGATTCCGAACCTTGATGACTACGAGGACCTCACTCCGGTTGAGGAGATCGAGAAGCGCGTGAATGACTGGCTTGGTGGCGGTTCCGATTCCTCCACCAGCGCACCTGAGCGTGATGTCGGTCTCACCCGTGGCAACAAGTCCGACTCCATTGAGAATGACCTTGCCGAGCTTCGTGGCAACAAGCCTGCCGCCCCAGTCAAGAAGAAGACGATGGATGACCTTGAGGATGCCTTCGCAGACCTTGAGTAATTCTCTCTGAAGTTGCTTCACCCAGGGTCAAACCTGGGTGAACACGTTTAAAGGACAGGTACAATTAGGAAGGAGAAATCAAATGGCAAGGAAGAAGGTAGTAAGCGAAGAGGTCAGTTCTGCAACTGAGGACTTTACCTCGGATCTCATCAACTCACTCAACAAGGACCTCGGTCACAGGGTCGCGTATAATCTTGCGTCAGACACTTCACCAACTCACGTGAAGCGCTGGATCTCCACAGGCTCCAAGGGCCTTGATTACATCATTGCAAATCGACGCAATGGCGGACTTCCTGAGGGTCGAATCGTGGAGGTGTTCGGTCCGCCTTCCATCGGCAAGTCCCACCTTGCAGCACAGATCTGTCGTTCCACCCAGCGGATGGGCGGAATTGCAGTCTACATCGATACCGAGAACGCTACGAATCCAGAGAACCTTGAGGCTCTTGGCGTCAACATTGGAAAGCGATTCGTCTACGTTGACACCCACTGTACCGAGGAGGTCTTCGACATTGCTGAGAAGACCATCCTCAAGGCCAAGGCACTCAACAAGGACGTGCCGATCACCATTATCTGGGACTCGGTGGCGGCTTCTTCACCGAAGGCTGAGCTCGAGGGTGCATACGACAAGGACACTATCGGCCTCCAGGCCCGAGTCCTGTCAAAGGGAATGCGAAAGATCACCGGAGTCATCGGTGACCAGAGCGTCCTCTTTGTCTGCCTCAACCAGGTTCGAACCAAGATCGGTGTGATGTATGGAGATCCGACGGCAGTTCCAGGTGGGAATGCCATTCCCTTCCACTCCTCAGTCCGCATCAAGCTCGGTGCAGGTTCACAGATCAAGGGGCCGAATGATGAGGTCCTCGGAATCAACGTCTCTGCCAAGACAATCAAGAACAAGGTGGCGAAGCCGTTCCGAACCGCAAACTTCCGAATCATCTTCGGCAAGGGCATCGAGGAGCATGAGGAGCTGTTCGACATCCTCCGAGACCACGGGCCTGACATGGTCGAGAACCACCAGGTCGTGATCGAGGGTTCCGGATCATGGAAGGTCCTACGGGTCACCAACGAGCAGAACGTCAATATCATCGAGAAGAAGTTCTACAAGGCAGACTTCGGTGACATCATGAATAATGCCGAGTACAAGCCTTGGGTGGACGGCCTCCTTGAGAAGGCGATGGTGCGGCTCGCGTCCAACCCGGCTGATGCAGACATCGATCCTGAGTCTTACGAGGAGGTGAAGGCTGTGGCTGAACTTCTCGGTGGTGATGATGAGATGGTGGCCCCGGAGTAATCCATGACAGGTGGGCCTGTGATGTTGGTGGACGCGTACAACCTCTTTGTGCGCAACTTCGTGGCCAATCCACTCATGGTGGAGGGACAGCATGTCGGTGGGACCGTGGGATTCCTCCAGTCCCTCGGTCTACTAGTCAACACTCACAGGCCCTCGGCGCTCGTTGTAATCTGGGAAGGCGGGGGATCATCGAGAAGGCGAGCCATATATCCACAGTACAAGAATGACCGAAGACCCCAGAGGCTCAACCGGTTCCACGAGGGGGACATCCCGGATACGGTGGAGAACCGAAACTGGCAGGTGAAGCTTCTGGTCTCTTTCCTTCAGAACCTTCCTATCAAACAGGTCTACGTCTCAGATTGCGAGGCTGATGATGTAATCGGCTACATGTCGAGATACCATTTCAAGGATAGGAAAATCCTGATCGTTTCTTCTGACCACGATTACCTCCAGCTCGTGGATGATCGAGTTCAGGTCTGGTCTCCTACTCTGAAGTCCCTTGTCGACCATGACTTTGTAAAGAAAAAGTTTGGAGTTCCGCCGCACAATCTTTGTGTTACCCGCTGCTTCACAGGAGATGCATCGGATGCCCTCCCAGGAATCCCTGGAGTCGGTCTGAAGACAATGGTGAACATGTTCCCGAGACTTGCTGGAGATGAGGAACTCACCGTCAACGACATAATTGAAATGTGCGACGCTCACCCGAAACTCGACCGGATCAAGGCCTTACAGGCGATCAAGGAAAACCGAGAGGTCGCAAGAAGAAACTGGAAGCTGATGAGCTTGGACGTTTCGAACCTCAGCGGAAACCAGGTCCAGAAGCTCAACTCATCCTTTGAGATCCCGGTTCCAAAGCCGGACAAAATGAACCTGATTCGCCAGATGGTGAAGAACGGGATCAAAACATTCGACATCGACCGATTTTATTTGACCATCACCCTTAATCTCAGGAACGAATGAATGCGAGAGACCCAGGCTTCTGAGGCACTCTTCAAGCAATACGGTAAGCCATTCCAGGAGAAGATCTTTCAGGGCCTACTGACAGATCATCATTGGGCTGCACAGATGACCGAGGTCATGCGGTCAGACTACTTCGACCTCCGGTACCTCTCGTACCTTGCAGACAAGTACTTTAAGTACCACGGCAAGTACAAGTCATTCCCAACAATGTCCCTCCTGATCTCCATCATCAAGGATGACCTCTCACAGGGAAATGACACCATCCTTCGAGACCAGATCGTTGACTACCTGAGCAGGATGAAGTCATCCCCTGATATGGGTGACATTGCGTATGTCAAGGAAAAGTCACTTGACTTCTGCAAGAAGCAGGCCCTCCGTGAGGCTCTGGAAAAGTCCGTTGAGCTCATTGCCCAGGACAAGTATGACGCTGTCCTCGAGACAATGAAATCAGCCGTGAGTGTCGGCCTGTCCGCTTCAGTTGGTCATGACTTCTTCGAGGATGCTGAGGCTCGATTCATCAAGATCAATCGAAATGCATGTACAACCGGAATTCCAGCACTTGATGATAAAGTCATCATGAATGGTGGGCTTGGAAAGGGTGAGCTTGGTGTTGTGGTCGCCAACACAGGTGTCGGAAAGTCGCACTTCCTCACTGCAATGGGTTCGGCTGCGCTTCGTGTTGGGAAGAACGTCGTCCATTACACGTTCGAACTCACCGAGACTGCCGTCGGAATTCGATACGATTCCAACCTTTGTGGCATTCCATCCAACGAGGTCCAAGACTCCAAGGAAGAGGTGCTCAAGCAGTACAAGGACATGGATCTCGGACGACTCATCATCAAGGAATACCCGACTGGCACCGCCACGGTCAACACCCTCAGGAATCACCTTGAGAAGCTGGCCATGAAGGGTTTCGTGCCCCACCTGATTATCATCGACTATGCTGACATCATGAGGTCCAGTCGTGAGTACGATGCCCTTCGACTCGAGCTGAAGCTGATCTATGAGGAGCTTCGCAACCTTTCAATGGAGAGGTGCGTCCCGATCTGGACAGCGTCCCAGGCTAACCGAGACTCTGCAAATGCTGATGTGGTTGGTCTCGAGAATATGTCAGAGGCATATGGAAAGGCAATGGTCGCAGACGTTGTCCTCTCACTCTCACGAAAGGCCAATGAGAAGGCAACCGGTGCTGGTCGCCTCTTTGTGGCAAAAAATCGAGCAGGCAGGGATGGTGTGCTCTTTCCGGTACACATCGACACGGCCAGGTCTACAATAACGGTCCTGGACGAGAATGCACTTACACTTCAGGAGGCTGTGTCGCAGGACGCAACCGCACAGAAAAAGACCTTGAAGGAAAAGTGGCAACAAGTAATGAACGCAAAGTAAGGAACAAGACATGGTAGATCAAGTGAAGCAAAGAGCGATTGAAGAAACATCGGCTTACTTTGAGGGCGATGAGCTTGCCCCTGATGTTTTCATGAAGTATGCCTTGAGAGACATCGAAGACAACCTCCTCGAGACGAATCCTGACCAGATGCATCGTCGTCTGGCTCGAGAGTTTGCTCGAATTGAGGCAAAGTACCCGAACCCGATGAGTGAGGACACAATCTACGAGCTCTTCAAGAACTTTGGTGATGTGGTCCCGCAGGGTTCTCCAATGTCTGGGGTAGGAAACCCATACCA